AGTTGAAAAATTAAAACCTAGACATTTTGTTTTAACAGGTGGGGAACCTTGCTCACAAGATATATTTAAATTAACTAGATTATTAGCGACTATTGGCACAGTACAAGTAGAAACAAGCGGAACCCATAATATTAACGTCTATCATAAGACTTGGGTTACTGTTAGCCCTAAAATTGAGATGCTTGGGGGCTTAGAAATACTTAATACAGCAATAACTCGTGCTAATGAGCTAAAAATGCCAATAAATAACGTTAAAGACGTTAAAAACCTGCAAAAACTTGTTAAAAAGGGTAATTATGGACAATTAATTTGGCTACAACCAGTAAGCCAAAAAGAAGAAAATACTGATTTGTGCGTTAAAACTGCTATGGATAATAATTGGAGGATTAGTATTCAAACTCATAAATATATGGGGGTTAGATAAATAATTTATGGATGCTAAGGCTTATGCAATACATAGAAAAGTAAGTGGGGCAATGGTAACAAAATATCTACAAAATGGTATGATACCAAGTGCTAAACAAGTGGGTCGTAAATGGTATATTGATCCTGAGAAAGCAGATCAGGAATTAAATAATGCCCTAGGCAGAACAGGTGATACATTAACAAAAATAAAACCAGAAACTTATATTGATAAAAGTCAAAAAACACCAATGCCTTCATTAGCAGCGAATAGGGCAATAAAAGAAATGTACGCTGCAAGGTTACAAAAACTTGAATTTGAGGAGAAATCAAAAAAATTAGTCCCATTTGATGAATTGAAACTGCAATTATCAAAGCTACATTTACAAGTAAGAGATAATTTAAGAACTATCCCTGATAGAATCTCACCAATTATTGCTGCAGAAACAGATTCAGCAAAAATACACAGTATTATTTCATCAGAAATAAGGGAATGCTTGGAGGGGTTAAAAACAATTGACATTAGTTAAAACATTAATTAAAGATTGCATAAATTGTCTTCAATTTGAAGAACCTTTAAATGTCGCTGAGTGGGCTGAAAAACATAGAGTTTTAGATAGCAAATCTAGTAGTGAAGCAGGTAATTGGAAAAATAAAAGAACACCTTATCTTATAGAACCTATGGATTGCTTATCTACAGATAATCCAATACAAAGGGTAGTTCTACAATTTGGAAGTCAACTTGGAAAAACAGAGGCGGGATCAAATTGGCTTGGTTATGTAATATCTCACTCACCAGCATCAATGCTTGTTATTCAGCCAACACTAGAAATGGCAAAAAGGTTAAGTCGCCAAAGGTTGGAAGGTTTGATAAATAATACACCTGTATTAAGTAATTTAGTTGCACCATCAAGAAGTAGGGATAGTGGCAATACTATGTTTTCAAAAGATTTTCCGGGAGGAATAATGGTTTTAACTGGGGCAAATAGTGCTGTTGGGTTAAGGTCAATGCCTTGTAGATATATTTTCATGGACGAAATTGATGCCTTCCCACCTGATTTAGATAATGAGGGTGACGCTGTTAGTTTGGCTGAAAAAAGAACAATGACATTTAGTAGACGTAAAATTTTAATGACCTCAACTCCTACCATTAAGGATTTTAGTCGTATTGAACAAGAGTATTTAGAAAGTGATCAACGTAGGTTTTATGTACCTTGCGTTCATTGCGGTGGGTATCAATATTTAAAATGGTCAAATGTAAAATGGGAAAATAATGATCCTAATACTGTTAAATATCAATGCGAACATTGTAAGGAAACATTTGTAGAAAAAGACAAACATTATTTTTTAGAAAAAGGTGAATGGAGGGCAACTGCACCTAGTGATGGAAAAACTGCTGGATTTCATTTAAATGCTTTATATTCGCCACTAGGTTGGAAAGGTTGGAATGAAATTGTTGATGATTTCTTAAAAGCAAAAGCCGATCCACAAAGGTTAAAAACTTTCGTCAATACAGTTCTTGGAGAAACATTCGAAGAAAATTATGCCGCCAAAGTTGGTGCAGATGTATTAATGGATAGGGTTGAGTCTTATGAGTCCAATATGATACCAGAAAAAGCTGTTGTATTGACTGCGGGTGTTGACGTACAAGACAACAGGCTTGCTATTTCAGTTTGGGGTTGGGGAAGAGGTGAGGAGGGTTGGTTAATAGACCATCAAGAAATTTATGGCGATCCCGGAGGATCTGAATTATGGAAGCAACTTGATCAATTATTAATTAGACCATTTAGACATGAATTAGGAAATAAATTTAAACCTGATGTCATAGCGGTGGACTCTGGAGGACATTTTACATCTGAAGTTTATGCTTACACTAGAGATAGAAGGAAGCATGGAGTTGTTGCAATAAAAGGATCATCTATAAAGAATCAAATACCAATTAGTAAAGGTAAAAAATTAGATTTAAACTGGAAAGGAAGAACAATAAAAAAAGGTGCTGAATTATTTACAGTTGGTACAGATACAATAAAAACAACTTTATTTAGTCGTTTAAGGCACAATGATGAGGGCGCAGGTTATTTGCATTTCAATATAAATGCTGATGAGGAATATTTCAAACAATTAACTGCCGAAAAACAGGTTATTAGATATGTAAAAGGTTTTCCTGTTAGAGAATGGGTTAAGAAAAGTTCTGCCAGAAACGAAGCCCTTGACACACTTGTTTATGCATATGCGGGTTTACATAGGTTATATCAAAAACGTGATAGAAGGACAATTTGGGACAATTATGAGGAAAGAGGACGAATTAAGGGCAAAATAAAAGATGATAAGACCTATTTAGATGATATAAGATATAAGAAGAAGGTTGAAAAACCTAAATTTGTTTCTCAATGGTAATTTTATGAAATTTCCTCAAAAATTTAGAGCAGGTGATTATATACAGTGGCGGTTAAATTCAACCACAGATAATTTTGGTGATCCTATATCAAGTCCTGATTGGTCTGTAAATTATTATTTTCGAACTAATACTAATTTTTTAGGTGCAACCGCAGCAAGTAGTGCTTATTTAGATGGATTTCAATTTAGTCTTGCATCAACTGTCACCGAAACTTTTAATACTGGGGATTGGTTTTATCAAGCAGTAGCTAATAAATCAGGGGCAGAAAAGCAAACTATAGCAACAGGCAAGTTCGAAGTTTTACCAAATTTATCATTTACTGGTAGTAATCCAGAAGCAATAGATGGTAGAACACAAGCGAAAAAAGATTTAGATGCAATAGAGGCAGCTATTAGGGCAATATATAACGGAGGGGTAGTTCAAGAATATAAAATTGGTAATCGAGATGTTAAAAAATATGATTTGCCTGATTTAATAATGTTAAGGGATAAATTAAAAGCGATAGTTATTAGAGAAGATAAGGCACAAATGATTGCCAATGGTTTAGGCAATCCACATAATCTTTATATAAGGAACAGAGGTTAATTATGGCTTGGCACACTCCTATTTCAAGACTTTTCACAAAAGAACCTGAAGTTACAAAAATAAAACGTAGACGTTATGCCGGAGCAGCATTATCTCGTTTGACTGATGGTTGGGTAACTGGTAATACATCTGCTGATGCAGAAATTAAAACAAGTTTAAAAAAATTAAGAGATCGAAGTCGTCAATTATGTCGTGATAATCCTTATGCAAAACAAGCAAAAAGAACAACACAAATAAATGTTATAGGACAAGGAATTAAACTTCAATGTTTAGTACCAACAATGCGAAAGGGAAAAAAAGATAAAAAATTAAGCATGATGATTGAGCAAGCTTGGAAAGAATGGTGTAAAAGAGATCATTGCGATGTATCAGGACAGAAAAGTTTTTTTATGTTGGAAAATATGATGGTTGGAGCGTTGGTAGAGAGTGGAGAAGTATTTTTTAGAATTATTAGACGTAAATTTGGAAAAAGTAAAGTAGGACTAGCGTTAGAAATTATTGAATCTGATTTAGTCGACGACGAATACACTGGTAAGGTTTTAAGAAAAGGTAATGAATGGCGAATGGGAATTGAGGTCGATAAGTTTGGAAGACCTCAACGTTATGCTTTCTTTAACCGCCATCCGGGGGATTACTGGTTTGCTGATACTTATACCGATCAGAAACATACCATTGTTAATGCAAGTGACATAATTCATTTATTTTTACCAGAAAGACCATCACAAAATAGAGGAGTACCATTTTTTGCATCAATAATGGACGATATGCACCAGTTGTCGGGCTATGAAAGTGCAGCCGTGATCAGAGCTCGTGCGGGAGCAAGTTTAATGGGGTTTATTAGTTCAACTGAAGGAGAACTTGAAGCAGATGATGTTGAGAACGAACAACGTTTAACAGATTTTGAAGCAGGTGTTTTTAAATACCTAAATCCCGGAGAGGAAATAACTGTTCCAAATATAAGTTCACCTGACTCACAATATGAGAGTTTTGTAAGAGCAAAAATTAGACGGTTTGCGTCTGGTTTAGGATGTAGCTATGAAACTATAAGTCGAGATTTCTCAGAAACTAACTATTCAAGTTCTCGTTTAAGTTTGTTAGAAGATAGAGAACACTGGAAAATGCTACAAACTTATTT